CGAAAGTTTCTTCGCAGCTTGAAACTGCAGCGAAAGGCCAAATCAAATTCCCAAAAACTGATGAGGAAATTGAACAGTGGTCAAAGAAGTATCCAGATGTCGCTCGCATCGTGGATACAATTGCTCGCAAGAGGGCAAATGAAGCCTTAGAGGAAAATGATAAACGCCTCGAAGGCTTACGGAACCTTGAAACGAAGCTCACACGCAAAGACGCCGAACAGCAGCTAATAAAGCTTCATCCCGACTTTGCTGACATAAGACAGGATCCAGAATTTCATGATTGGGTGGCCCTTCAGCCTTCTAATCTGCAGGATGCTTTGTACAAAAATAACACTGATGCAAGAGCCGCAGCCCGTGTGATCGATCTCTATAAAGTCGATACCGGCAAGCGCAAAACCACCAGTAAAAAGTCTGCTGCTGAAGCGGTAGGCAGAACATCCTCAAGAGCACCGGGGCCTAACGGGAAGATGAAGTTTTCTGAAAGCCAAGTAGCTCAAATGAGTGCTAAAGAATTTGCGAAATTTGAAGACGCCATCATGGAATCCATGCAAAATGGCAGCTTCAATTATGACATGTCTGGCGCTGCCAGATAAGTCCGAGAACCACGGTTCTCATTGAACTGGGCCACCGCTTAACGGTCTACCCCAATCCCCCAAACTCAGAAGTTAAATCACTTTAGTCCACCAGTACCGGCTGGCCTGTGGGGCGTAACCCTACACAACCCAGCACAAAGTACTGCCACTGATTTGGCCCTTCTGACTGTCCGAGCGTTTTTCGCTCTGCCATTCATAAGGAGTTTCAAAATGGCATTCCCATCAGCGGGTGGATACGGAAATTTACCAAACGGTAACTTTTCTAGCATTATCTACTCTAAAAAAACCCAAGGCGCCTTTCGTAAGGCAACAGTTGTCGGCGATATTTCAAATTCTGATTATTTCGGCGAAATTGCTTCACAAGGCGACACTGTAAAAATCATCAAAGAACCCGAAATTTCCGTATCGGCTTATCAGCGTGGCACTCAAATCTCGACCCAAAATCTTGATGATGAAGACTTCACTCTTGTCGTAGACAAGGCAAACTACTTTGCGTTCAAAATCGACGACATCGAGGAAGCTCATTCCCACGTAAACTTCATGCAGCTTGCAACCGATCGTGCGGCTTATCGCCTAGCGGATCAGTACGACCAAGACGTTCTTGGTTACCTGTCAGGTTACAAGCAGTCAGCGCTTCACAGCAATGCTGACACCGTGAACACAACGGCTCGTGGCACCAAAGCAGTAACAACTGCAGACGCCGACGAATTGTTGTCTTCAATGAAGTTGAAAAAAGGTGATTTTGGCAACATCACAACAGGCTCTGCCGGCAATCATTCGATTCCAGTAGCAGCACGTTTGCCAGGCGCCACAGCACTGCCCACTGACACCGTTTCACCTGCGATGATCGTATCACGGATGGCTCGGCTGTTAGATCAACAACAGGTTGATACCCAAGGGCGTTGGCTGGTTCTAGACCCCGTCATGCTAGAGATCCTTCGTGACGAAGATTCTCGCTTATTGCAATCCGATTGGGGTGAGTCAGGCGGCTTGCGCAATGGTTTGGTTCTTAAAAACTTCCACGGTTTCCGTGTCTACACTTCTTCAAATCTTCCGAAGGTAGGAACAGGCGCTGGAACTACAGGAGCGGCCAACCAAAACGCAAACTTTGGAGTAATCGTAGCCGGTCATGACAGTGCTGTAGCAACTGCTGAACAGATCAACAAAACGGAAACTTACCGTGATCCTGACAGCTTCGCCGACATCGTTCGTGGCGTCCACGTCTACGGCTCAAAGATCCTTCGCCCTGAAGGCATCGTCACAGCCAAATACAACGCAGCATAGGAGAGATTATTATGACCCCATCTGGAATCCGTAATATCTCTGTCGAAGTTGCAGCAACAGCTTTGTCAGCCGGTGCAAACACAGTCGTAACGCTTCCTGCTCAAACAGCTATTTTAGCTGCTGGCGTAGAAGTGACTGAAGCATTGGCCGGTGCATCCGCTCTGACTTTTGACCTGGGAACAGGTTTTGATGATGACGCATTTGCATCCGGTTACGCCATGGCCGGTAAGTCTGTTGGAGCAGTAGCTCCGATGGCCGGTGGCATGGCCTACTTTGGTGCCCAAGACACCCTCGACATCACCGTTGATACACTCACAGGCACCGCCACAGGCGGCAAGCTGCGTGTGTGGGCAATGGTCATGGATGTCGATGGCAAAGGTGCCGAAGAAGTCGATCGTGACTACCTAGCATAAAGGCAAGGGGCAGTGGCAATAACACTAACCACTCGGG